TCCGAAAATAACCGCGATAGCGACATAAAAGCTACCGACACAACTCACGGAAATTATGAATCTGACTTCATGTTCATCTAATGGCAGCTATCAGCGTATCATATATCAAGCTACTGAAAAAAATCAAGGATTTCTGTGACCTTCACTATCAGATTAAGCGTTATGGCTTTGACTTTGAAGAACAGATAGGTGACTTCGAGGCAACAGATAACCTATTTCCTTTCATCTATGTAGTGCCAGTTAGTAAAGTAGTAGGTGAAAACATCAACACATTCACCATTCGCATCTATTGCGCTGACCAAATAATGCAATCGCGCAACAACGTGAACACAATCGTGTCGGATGCGGACTTAATACTCAACGATATCTACCGATATTTCAAAGACGGTAGTGATGTTGACGTTGATGTGTTGAGTGACCCGACAATAACACCGATAAATAACGCATTCCTCGATAAATGTGCAGGGTGTGTTATGGATTTGCAAGTTGAAGTCGCATCGTATGGGCTTTGTGAGATACCTCTTGAAACGCAAACACCACAGGATGCGTGTGAGGTATTACTTAATCAGTTAACAACCGATCAACTAAATGAATGTATCTTACCAACGTATGATTTCTCTGACACATCCGTACTCGACAACCTAACCGAACAACAGGAACTGGACTTGGAAGCGGCGTTTTGTGAAGGCGGAGGTTGTGGTGAAATCGAAGTGTATGTAAGAGACGAAGACGGGCAGGAAGTTTCATATTTCATTGACCCCGATGTTAGTACCATCATCACTCTTAATGATGTAACAGCAACGGTCAAGAACTCAGCTAACACCACAATAGGCTCAGGGCTTGTGTCACCTATCATTGGTGGCACCGTTACGGTTAACGATATCACATTCACCGATACGGACAATACCACTTCTAGCAAGGCGGCAGGTATAAACTTTAGCGCAACGCTTATTCCTGCGTTATCAGCCGCTCAGTTGAACGATGTTGACGATGGATTAACCTTTACCCAAAAGGATAACTTAACCGCGTTATTGGACATTAAAACAGGCCAAACAATATCCTACCGTACTGGTGATGATGGAGACATCGAGCAAGGTTCGTTATTATCATTCGTTGTATTGTCTGCACAGAACCCTTACGGCAACTCAAACCGATTCACAGATACATCAGGTGGTCAAACATATTCCAATGGAATAATCGTAGATTGGTCGCGTCGATTGATGTGGTACAACCCCGCAACAACCGCCAACTGGAACAATTCTATTGACGCAGCTTTATCTTCTAACCAAGGAGGATTCACCGACTGGCACATTCCGAACGTTCAACAGGCGCAAAGTATAATGAACTACGGCAACTCAGGTGGTATGCTGAACTACACGCCTTTCAACATTTCTTTTGCGTCCATGTGGACAAGCACCACATCGCCTGACACAACTACAAGTGCATTTAGGGTATTAGCAACAGGAGCAACAACAGCAGGAGGTATAGCACAGGTTGGTAAGACAACAACGAACAACTATATGTACTGCCGAATTTTCTCACTCTCAGATTTAGGATTATGATATATTCTTTTGACCAATTTAAAACGCAAATAACTGACCCTACCGTTCGCATCACTAAAGTAGTGGACAACATCGCAGAAAAAACCTGCTCAGTTGATGTGTTACTATCAGTTGATTCCGCATCGTTTAGTGTTACCCTCGACGGGTTTACCTACTCAGATACTTGGGAAGATTCCGACATTGATGTTTGGGTAAATAACGAGTTAAAGAAGTACGCGGCATGAGAGAAAAAATCGACATCATTATAGCTGAACTGGCGGAGATAAAACGCGGTCAGCAACATAACGCGGTCAGGCTGCAACGGGTTGAGCGGAAGTTAATCGGAGACAAGGAATACGGCGATAAGGGAATGATTGACACCGTTAACGAACATCAGGAATACATCCAAGCGCAAAAGGTTGAACGGGCTAAAGTTATCGGCTTTGCCGCAGCCGCAGGGGCTTCGGGAGGTGGACTGTTCGCTTGGATAAAACATCTATTTGTAGGTTAAGGAACACTAAAGCCAAGACAATGAACGAAAGAAAACGCTTATACATCGACATTGAAGTATCACCGAATATAGGCGTGTTTTGGCAGACAGGCCATAAGGTTTCCATCGGCTATGAGAACATCGTCCAAGAACGTGCTATCATCTGCGCGTGTTGGAAGTGGGAAGGTCAATCAAAAATCTATTCAGCTACGTGGGATAACAACAAGTCCGACAAAGAACTAGTCAAAACTTTAGCTAAGATTTGCGGCAGCGCAACTGAAATCATCGCGCATAACGGTGCGCGTTTCGACCTGCCTTGGATTCGTACACGGGCGTTATTCCATCGCGTTAAATTCCCGCACTCCTTACCTATCGTCGATACTCTTAAGGTGTCACGCGGTCAGTTTAAATTCAACTCAAACCGCTTAGACTACATCAGCAAATTCACAGGCGGACATGGGAAACTGAAAACAGAATTTCAATGGTGGTTAGACATCACCCTCAAAGGCAATAAACGCGCAATGCGTGACATGGTGACCTATTGTAAAAAAGACGTGTTAGAACTAGAGCGTGTACATAAAGTAATGCAGCCGTATCTCAAGCCCGTTACCCGCGTATCGCAAGACCGAACAGATTGCCCTGAATGTGGAAGCGACCACGTGCATCTGCAAGATAGGCGCATGACCATATCCGCAGGTGTTAAGGTAGTGCTTCGCTGCCAGTCATGCGGTACATCATGGAGTGTTCCCGAATCAACGTATAACAAAATGAAAAATGAGAATAGGACTAAAACTGCTAGACGATAAAGGTGGCATCGTGCTGCAACGGTGGAGCATCTTCGCCATTGCCAAACTCGCACAGGTTAATGTTAAAGACCCCGAGGGTGGCACATACGTGTGGGATATTCATGGTGATTGTTTTGAATCACCTATGCCGATATATGACATTGAAAACGCCTGTGCCGAAGTAGAACAGAAAATGCTTCAAGCGTTAATTGTACTTAACAACAAGGTGCTGACGCGATCTAAACGTAAAACGACTAGACGATGAAAACACCTGAATACTATATCGGGAAGTACAAGGGTATCACCGCGCAGGACGTGCTGATAGACTTTGAACTTGACCAAAACCACAACCTCGCCTCAGCAGTTGAATATATCCTTCGCGCTAACCGTAAACATCAGACACCTGTGGAAGACATTCAAAAGGCTATCCATCACCTAACCTTATACCTTCAACATCCTAAGCATGAGAAGTGATATAATCAACGTTGCAGCTTCACACATCGGTTATACCGAAGGAGTGAACAACAAGAACCAATTCGGTGAATGGTACGGGATGAACAATGTCGCTTGGTGCGCTCAGTTCGTTTCCTATTGCTACCACTTCGCTGGACACTCACTACCTAAGATTGACACCGACGAAGGGTTTCACTACGTTCCGACCATGTACCACCGCGCCAAGCAGAATGGATGGATAACTACAACACCGAAGGAAGGTGACATAGTTCTATTCGATTGGAATCACGACGGTAAGCACGACCATACGGGAATATTCGTGCGTTGGGTGACTAAGACTACATTTGAATGCATTGAAGGCAACACATCGCCTAATAATAACGGCAGTCAGTCCAATGGTGGCGGAGTGTATAAGCGCACACGCGGAGTTGGGTTTGCCACATTTGTAAACATACTAGGATGAAGGAACTATTGAACTCATTGATAAAGTCATTCGAGAACTCGCCGCAGGGGTTCTCAGCGCGTAAGTTATCCGCGTTCGTGTTAATGACTTGCGTAGTGTACCTGCACTATCGGTTTGTTGATACAACCGTAGTGGTTGATATAGTCTTAATCGACCTGTGTTTTGTGTTGCTGCTGTTGGGGATTATTACTGTGCAGAATATTATTGACCTTAGACGCAAATGAGATACATAATCCTATTACTACTCCTAGCCTCCTGCACGCCTCAAAAGAGACTAGAGCGATTAATCCGCAATCACCCAGAATTGGTGCGCGTAGATAGCGTTAAAATCATTGACACGGTAATAACGCAAAGCGTTAGTATTGACACCATGCAGGTAATGAATACTTACGACACATTCATTGTCAACCGCGATAGGCTAACCGTGCAGGTTATACGCCATCAGGACTCTATCTACGTGTACGGTAAATGCGCAGGTGATACAGTAGTCCTAGAACGCAAAGTACCCGTGCGCATTATTGAAGTGAAAGAATCAACATCCGTGCCTTGGTGGGTTTATACGTTCTTGGTACTAGTGCTTGTGGTGCTTTGGTTTAGGTAGCCATTTATCATCCATAATAACTGTATTGGAATGTTATGTATGACTGAGTGAGACTTAGCGGGGAGTTAGGCGAAACCCTAAACCGACCACTCCTCCAAGTTGAACACTAAGAAAAGTTCGCCATTATCCCAACCAGCAGTAAATCCAGCAGTTGAAATTTGTTTGTTTTCATCGTAAGCCTCTTTTAAAAGACCATACGCTTTATTTTTCAATGTATTAATATCTGGAACTCCTTTTCGTTCTTGACCTGATTCATCTTTACCAAATGACCAACACCAATTAAGTGCAGTCATAGCTTTATGAACTTTATCAAACTTAAAATTTTCTCCAAAATCTTTTACATAAAAATCAAAAGACTTTTTGCCGTCTTTGTAGCCTTCATCAATAAGTTGTTGTTCTGTCATTGTGTTATTATTTTAAATTGTTACTAATTAAATTCGTGAAAGGTCATCGCCTAACAGCACCTACAAGCAATTAAAAATCCCTTGCTGATGCCCACGCTATTTTTAACTGCGTGTAGCTGCATCACGTTACCTGACATAAAAGGAAGGCGACAATGCTTCGATTTCAGTTCGTGTATAATTCATTGCTTCTAATTGCTTTTCCCATTTATCAAGCAACATTACATCACCTAATGAGTATTCGGTTTTACTTTCGTTTTTGGTATTTAGTTCCTGAATTTTACGGCAGGTAACAGCACCTATACCCAATTGGGCAGTTTCTTTGTTGTTTAAGTTTTCGTGTTCCATATTTACTTTGTTTTAAGTTGATAATTTTGTGTTTAAAATTGCCCAACTGGGCATAGCTGCAAAACGTTATAAGCAAGCTGCTACGTTCCTGCTTCGTTTGACAATTCCGTTTCAAAAGAATTAAAAAAAAGCCCACCGCACTCTGAAATACGATTTATAGCAATTTCATAATACTCTTTTGATAATTCACTACCTATAAAGTTTCTGTTATTTAAAATACTCATTTTAGCAGTTGTTCCGCTTCCTAAAAAGCAGTCATAAACCAAATCTCCTACATTGCTCCAACTTATTATTTGGTCCGATGCTAATTGTTCAGGAAACATTGCAGGGTGTTTTATTTTGCCTGTTTGTGTGCTTCCAACCAAATATTCAAATATGTTGCCTTTTATCTTTTCGTCATTAATAACAGTCTGTTTTACTTTTGTAAGTTCTCCGTTATTGGTTTTATACATATTTGGTTGTCCCCAAGTTGTTTGCCCTGCATATTTACAAGGCACTTTTATAGGGTTAAATGTTTTTGGCTTGCCTTTACTAAAACAAAACATATATTCCCATTCCTGCTCGTATCTATTATGTGTAAGCGGTGTATAGTTTTGCTTTCTGTAAATCATTGTGTCGTGCAAATTAAATCCAAGTTCTTTAAAATAAAGTGCTTGTTTAAATGATGTTCCGCTTTCGCTACCATCTTTTGTTTGGTCTCCAACTACCCAAATAATCACACCGCCTTGTTTGGTTACTCTCCATAGTTCTTTTGCCACATTTTCAAAATCAAAACTATACCCCTTGTATGTTCTCAAATTGTCATAAGGCGGTGAAGTAACCGTTAAGTCAATGAAATTGTCAGGCATTTTAGCCATTGTTTCAAGGCAATTTTCGTTGTATATTTTATTTATTTCCATCCCTTCTTTTTTTAATTCTTTTGTTTAGTGCTTCGATTTGAGTTTAGTGGTTAATTAACCGCAGCCAGCTTATAACAGCGGTTTGTAGCAAAAAGGGCTGACGTGCTACATTCGTCATTTGTGCTTCTAATCGGCAGTAGTGCAAGGTTGAAACATTGTGCTTCTAATCCCTTTCAGCTACAAGCCGCAAAACGTTAGCCGCAACATACCACTTATCCCCTTACAACACCCAAAAGGGTATAGTTTTGTGCGTTTAATGACTAGTTATACCCGATAGGGGGTGGCATCTCTCCTTTAACCTCCGCATACTTATACCTTGCGTTGAAGTCTATCGTGCCGTAGTCCATTTCGTTAGGACTGAACTCGCGGTGCGGTGTGCTGAACGGTGCTGTAACCTGCATGGCAGACACGCACGAATATACACGGTCAGGCGTAATATGCCACTTCTTTGCGATCGCGCTCATGCACATTCCCTGTTGGAAGTCTAAAGCAATCGCGCGTACACGTTCCATCGGCATCTTAACGGCTTTCTTTGGCCGACCCATCAAACCTTGGTAGTATGGTATTCTATGGTAGTTGTACCAGTTCCTTATTGTTGGGTCGGTTACGTTGTATTCAAGGCATAGTTGCAGGACTGTTTTTTTATCCTTGTATGCTTGGATGAGGGTTTGTTTATCGGGGCGGATGCGTTTCATCTCAAATGCTTATTTAGCAGCTCAATATTCTTAGGGTCGGAGAGGAAGAATTGGGCGGAAGCCATAGATGAGAAAGAGCCGTGAGATGGGAAATCAGCCTCAATAAAACACCAAACCCCTTCAAATCGTTGATACACCTGCACCTTACCGCCTTCATTCATCTTATGCTCTAGCTGTTTGCGCTCGAACCATGCTTCGGCATCTTCCTTAGTGCGGTGGACGTTTCCGATGGAGAGGCGGGCTTTGTCGTAATCGTCGTCACACCATGTACTAGAGCTAGCAAGACCGTTATTAATAACATAAAAATACTTATACCCAACCTTCGGATATACTGACTTCGGTTGCTGCTGAGATAGTTGGGCTTTCAACTCAGCGTTCTCACGGCGTAAGCGGTCGAGTTCGGTTTCTTCTTCGAGGTCGGATAGGGGGATGGCGATGTAATCATTAATTCTATTATCCCATTTACCAATACTTGGAGATACAATAAAAGGAGCTCCTTCTTCATAGCTCCATGAATAGGACGGCGAATATTCTGTGTACCTTTGATTATCTTTCCACCTCAACCCATTCTCATCAAGTATCTTCGCAAGTCTATCATACTCTTCCTTGTTGTTGACCACAATCCCGTAGTCCTTTTCAATTACTTCTTTTAGTTTCATGTTGTTTAGTTTTAGTTAGTTATTGTTTTCCCACCTCTTCCATGAGTAGTTTATCGTTAGTATTATGCCTCCTAAAAACCAAAAGCATAGTGCGAATATAACCGCGCTTATCGAGGCTATTAGTAAGTCCTGTTGCTGCGACACCCATCCGAGTGTTACTATCAGCGATAGCATGAGAAGTGTTTTCATATCAAGCCCCCCATCCCCTTAATCCCTAACGCGAAGTTAGCGTCCACGCGCAACACGCGCAACATATGCTTGAACTTCGGTACGTCAACTTTGGTGCAGCGACCTGTCACCCAATCGTTCAATTTCTCGCTTCGGTATTGCGGTGTAACGTCAGGCCATAAGATACGGCCTAACTCACCGCGCGTCATGCGTGGCTCGTTGTCTGACTTCACGTAGTTGTAATGCGCTATGCAGCGGTCGATGTGTATCATTTTAATACCTCCCTGAGTTTAGATGGCCTTTGAGGATATTAATGCTTCCATTAAAATAATAACCCGCAAACATATCACCGTCAATTACGCACTTGCCTAGATATACTACTTTTTCGTATTGAAAAGGCTTTAACGTTAATTCAGCCCACCCTGCTCCCTCAAGAGCATGCGTAAACTCAACAGGCTTATCATTCTCCTGTGGCTGTTCAATAAAAATTACTCTCTTTTCCATGTTACATTAGTTTTAATAGTTTAGCTGTCAATATTTGATTCACAAGGTCTATCGTTAGAGCCGTGTGGTTGTGGCTGTCGTAGTCCGCCAATACCGTTGCCGTGATGTGTATCTCCTGCGCGGTCTCAGCCGCATGGGCTAAGTATATCCATTGAACGGGAGTGTAGAGCCTTACCATGTTATCCCCCTCCTAGCATCGTCAGCCATATCCTCCCATAACGGATTCTCCAGCTTATCCTCCTGCTCAGCAATATGCTGATAGATTTCATCCTCGAACATAGCCTTTAACTTTGGTAGGTACTTGGTTGATACCTCGCGTGTGTTGCTTTCGCTGTACAGCGTAGCACCATCAACCTCATGATAGCGATTGAAGCTAAACTCAACGTCTAACTGGCAGCGTCGCCCGATGCACTCGATGTGTAATGATTCCATTACTTGCCCTCCGCGATTTGTGCTAGTTTGAAGAATACGTCTTGAAAGGCACGTTGGAACTCGGTGTCGGGGATGATGGTTGCCTCACCTAGTGAGTTGCTTATTGAGCCTTTAGCGAGTTTATTATGACCTTTTAAGACTGTTGTTTCAACCGATGCTGCGTGGTCATAATTTGACACCTTAATGATGCGGTCATGTGCTAATAACTTTACGCAGTAATACTCGCTGAGACGAACACACACAGGAAATTCATACATCTGTCCGTTGATTTCGATGTGATTGGCCGCAGCCTCTAAGATTGGGAAGTTGTTCATGGTTAGAATTTTTTAACGATTATTTTGTGAAGGTCATTTTGCAGCGATTCCGCAAGCTCCATTTTAGCCCATTTTCGAGCGTCTTTAATGCTTAGGCATTCCACGTTTTTTCGTTTAATTTCATTGCCTTTTTTGTCCAAATAAATAAATACATAAGTTTTCATCGTTCTTTTTTTTATAGGGTTAAACCATTGCCATAAATGCTGTACCTTGATATTTCGCAACCAAAGCATCTTGTTGTTTGTCGATAGCATCAACTTTGCTGTTGTTTACCACAACTTGACTAACCATGTGAGATAAAAGGCTATCAGCTCTTTTTTCTGACTTAGGATTATTTACTGCCATAAGGTTGTAAACCTGTACCATGAAGGCTTTAAGTGTTACCCCATTAAAGAATTTGTGGGTAGTCAATTTGTTATACTCAGCGATAACCATTTCGCGGTTATTTGTCAGGTAGTCCTTGAGTTCAAATTTAGTTGCCATGTCTTTTTCTTTTAGTTTGATGAATCAAATATCGGTAGTTTAACAATACGCCCGACAAAAAAGTTTAATAAAAATAAAAAAAGCCCGTTTTATAAGGCTTTCAGGATTAAAGTTAGAATGATTCTAAATAAGGTTACGCATCACCCCCCACACTTCCTAGCAACTTCCTTAAGCATCTCTAGCTTAATATCGGTGGCGGCAGCTATGCGGGTGCGGAGTTCTTCTATCAATGGCTCATCACGATAAAACCGCCTTACGTGCAGCCTTGCAGCTTCATTCACTACGCGAGGGTCGAACGATACAAAGTCAACCCATTCGCGACCTGAGCAAAGTAGTTGCATCTGCATCTGCGGGTAGTAGTCTTCGTGGTACTTGATGAACTGCTCATCAGTCATCAGGATGTTGTTAACGTGTTCAGACGGATTCCAAGGGCATTTAACCTCTATCATACCATCTTCACCGACCAATCCGTCAGGCGTTGCACCTGCGTGTTCACTATAGGGTAGGAACACCTGACGGCTGTGGACTTCGACACCGTGCTTTAACGAATAGGCTTCAATAGCGTGGTACTCATTGATAAGTCCCCACTCCGTTGCCTTGGATGAGGTTTCCTGCGAATCGGATATGGTCTCACCGATAAGCGTTTCAGCCACCTTTTCGCGGATGTATTTTAGAGCGGTGTCACCGAACATGGTGTCAACCGTTGTGCGCTTACTTTTAGCCGCTTTGAACTGTTCTAGTTCTTGCTTCGTCGCGGGTCTTGTACCACCCTTAAGCAGTAGGTAAATCTTCGAGGCGGTGAACTTGCCTATACGTGGGTTGATTAGGTCGGTCATACCAACTGCGAATAAATAGAGTTAGCGACTTTTCTAAATTCTTTGTTATCTTTTAGGTCAGGATATTTACCAAGTACCTCTGATGCCTCGGCCTTGGTCGTACACTTACGCAGTTCTTCAATTGCTGTTGCTGATACCTCAGCCGTTGTGTAGATAGCCTCGTAGCCGTCTTCAAACTTGCGGTTAATGCTTCCGCCGTACTTCTTACCTATCTTCTTTGCAGCGTTCTTAATAGCCTCCGAGTAAGCCTTTGGCGCATTCATTTCGAGGGCGTTTTTTTGCTTGGTCGTATCGAACTCGATAATCTCAGCCGTGCGCGTCATCAGATTACCGCGTTCATCTCGCATCTGCTTACCATTCTCATCCATTACTGGTACTCTGTTTTGTGTGATCTGCGCAGCCCCGATACCATCATACTCCATCCAAGTACGTGCAATAGGATGGAAGATTTTAATCCGTGCCACCACGATGTATTCGTTTAACTCCCTTCGCTCGGATATGATGATAAATTGAACTAATCCACCGAAATCCTCACGTAGTTGATTCTCCACGAAGTCAATTGGTAGATACTCAGCCTTGCCATCAGGTGTTTTCTGCAAGGTCTTTGGGTCGGGCGGTGTTTGCAGCGTCTTATTGAACTGCTCTAGGCTTTGCATTAAGCCCGTGTCGATTGTTGTGGGTAGGTTTTTCATATCTTTTTTTATTTGTTATTTACTAAATACTTTTTCTCTGTCTTTAATGCTCCAAACATTAGCCCAAACCCAGTTCCATGTTTCGTCATCAGGAAGGTCTTTTTTGTGCGCTTCTTCAATAGCCTGTATTGCTTCTTCTTTGGTGTCATAGTCACCAATAAAATCATCCATACCGCCAGCTGGGTAATAATTGTATCCGTAAAACGCTAAGTAGTTTTTCATAGTTCTCTGTTTTAATTTCAGCAAATATAGCAAAAAATTATTTAAACAAATATTTGGATATTAATTTTTTTTGCCGTAGTATTGCAGTATCGTTCTTTTCAACACATCATCATGGGAACGGTCAGGGCTTTACCGCCTTGGCCGTTTAATTCAGTTACTTAATAATCTAAATATGCAAATTAAAGGAAAAATCACGCGACTATTCGCAGCGCAGCAAGTGACGGACAAGTTCCGTAACCGTAAAGTATGGCTGCAAGAAACCGAAGGGCAGTACCCTAACACCTTCGAGGTGGAGTTTACGCAAGACAAATGCGAACTACTCAACCCATTCAAAGAGGGTGACATCGTAACTATCGACATCAACCTTCGTGGACGCTATTGGAGCAAGAACGACAAAGAAGGCGTCATGACATCGCTCAACGGATGGAAGATTAACCACGATGTTGAGGTGCAGGACGCTGAGGTGATGAACGACAACAAAGAAGACCTGCCTTGGTAATGCCACTACAACCGCAAACCGAAGGAACGGCACAGGTGTTTAAGGACATCGTGCAAGGCTGCAAGAAGAAAGGCGTTAGCCTCTCACAAATGTGCCGTGACCTTAACATTCCTTACCATCAGGTCAACAAGTTTAAGAAAGGCTCGAAGGACTTGGATTTGATTATGCTTATCAATAAGTACATCAATGACCCTGCCTGAGTTTAACAAGATCATGACAGAACGGAAGCGATTAGAACATCCTTCCGTTCCTGCTCATGCTATACCTGCTGCGAAGTTTAAGGAGACATCTACCAACGAACTAACCAAAGCTGTCATTGCGTACTTGCAATACCATAACGCACAGGCCGAACGTATATCAGTTGAAGGGAGAGTGATTGAAATCAAACGCAAGACAACTGACATCTTCGGCAACCGAATGATACGTGAGCAGAAACGCATACCATCATCAGGTAAGAAAGGCTCTGCCGATATATCATGCACGTTCCCTGTGACCATCAACGGTGTGCGTGTTGGCATCGCGTTAAAGATTGAAATCAAATACGGCAAGGACAAACAAAGCAACCATCAGAAACAATACCAACAAGCCATTCAACAAGCCGATGGGCTATACTTCATCGTGAAGAAGTTCAGTGATATTGTTGAGGTGGTGGATATTATTAAGAATAAGTTTACCACAGAGGATGCCTAATATGCCGCAAGGAGAGCATTCCCGAACCAGTGAAAATGACGTTAGGCGATAACTGGTCTTCGGTGGTAAATTATTTAAAATGGAAGTTCCCATGACCAACCCACTCTACCTACACTTCGGTAAGTACACAGGCGTTCATCTTTCGATGATACCACTTGACTACCTTAAACTGATTCGCAACTCGAAAGCACTCAAACCGCAGCAACGGGAGTGGATTAATAAACTAAAGCTATGAGAAAGAAAAAACTAATTCAAATTGTAGCAACATTTGTTGCGGTATTTTTTATTTGGAATACCATTGCTTACCTGATGGTTTCATTTGTTACACTAACATTTTCACCAGCAGATTGGACAGAAGATCAAAGGATAGGGTTTATTGGTTTTGGATGTATAATAGGTCTGATTGAATCAATGCTTTTATCCGCATGGGTAGCAGAAGAATAAAAAAAACTATCAAAACTTGCAAATCCAACAAGTTTTGCTAATTTAGCAGCCTCCCCACCTAGCGGGTTTCTTCTCTGTTCTTTTCTTCCCGCTAGGACTGGGGTTACTTGAAATCATTCGCACATTGCCCGTGCTGAACAATTATACTAAAGCCTCAACAGGCGAGCGTGTAGGGCAATTGCACGTTCAAATGTTGGGGCTTAACTTTTTATACTATGGCAAAAGACGCTTACTGGTTCAAGCACGATTCAACATCAGGTAGAGGCACACGAATGATGCGCCTACAAAAAAAATTCGACCATTGGGGCAAAGGCATTTATTGGGATGTTATCGAGGTGCTGAGGGAACAGGATGACTATTCATTCCCTACCGACGATGACAGTCTAAGCCTTTTATGTGAACTAATAAGGTGTTCTGATTATCAGCGTTTTATAGATTGGTTCAACTACTGTGTTGAGATAGGGCTATTTGATACCTTCGAGGGGGTCTTTTACTCCCCTGTTTTATCCTCAAACATGGGGGGGTGGGAAAAGCAAAAGCTCAATGGTAGCAAGGGTGGGAGACCCCAAAAACCCAACTCGAAAACCCAAACTGAAAACCCAACCATAAAACCCAACTCAGAAACCCAACCGAAAACCATAAGAGAAGATAAGATAAGAGAAGATAAGAGGGGGTTAGCACCCCAACCCCACCCCTTTGAGGGGTCACCCTATTTTGATAAGGGGGTCTTTGTGTCTAAACTTGAATCATGGCCAAAGGATAAAATTGAATATTACTATCAGGCATTGGTCGAATGGTCACAACAAGGAAACACGTACAAAGATTGGGTGGCTGCTGCAACATCATGGGCAAGACGCGACGAAGCGCGTGGTATTCTGTGGTCTGACAAAAAGAAAAATAAGAACATAGGCAACGGAATGTTAGATTCTTACAACTGAAAACATGAATTTTTTCACCGTACAGGATAAAATCAAAGAGTTAAACCAACTCTATGAGAAAGGCTTTGAAAAAGGCGAAAGCATCGGGTGGACATCCGTTGACAAAATCATGAGCTTGAAGAAAGGCTTTCCAGTATTCGTTGCAGGTGCACCACACTCAGGTAAATCTGAGGTTATACTTGAGGCTATGGTGCTGCTATCGCTAAAAAATAAATGGAAATGGTTTGTGTACATGGGTGAATCAGGCTCTGTGGCTGAGTTAATCGCTGAGATATGCTACAAGCTAGTTGGGAAACCATACGCAAAGCGTGAGATTCATGGAAAATTGGTCAGTATGTCACAAGCTGAGAAGACATGGGCTGAACAGGTAGTGTCTGAATACTTCTACATCCTCGATACCGAGGACATGGATAGTTCCGTGAAGGATTTCAAGGCTAAGGACTTCTACAAATACGCCCAAGAAGCAGAACAACAATTCGGAATAAAGTTCGACGGAACACTTATCGACCCGTGGAACGATGTTGTAAACGAAACACCCGAATACGGAGGCCGTGAGGATTTGTGGTTAGCCGACGCGCTTAAAATCGTGAGGCGAGATGCAAAGAAAAACCAAAGGTTAAACATTGTCATCAACCACATCAGCGACATCAAGCCACAGATTGATAAAGATTCAGGTCGAAGGTATTACCCACCCGCTTTGCCTAGCGAATGGGCAGGAGGTCGGACGTGGTGGAGAAGGGCCTACCTGATGATACTTGTTTACAGACCGCCAGTATTCCTGAACGATGAAAACGGAATCCCACACGCTGAGAACGTTTCCCATCTGATTGTTCAAAAGGCTAAACCCAAAGGCATAGCCACGCTTGGCATGGCAAAACTTTATTGGGATTGGAAGACAAACCGATACTACGAAGACAGGGAGTTAACTATTACCCCTTTTAATCCAAAGTCCAAAGAAATTAAACAGAATTTTAACTTTGATTCTATTAGCGATGAAGATAACACTCCTTTCTGAACTGAATATGCACGGTCATGATGAGCAGGAAAACCTCATCATGTTATCCAAAGCAGCATTCCTATACGCTGATTTCATACAAGTTGTGTATGAAATGAGAACAAAACACCCCGATAAGGATTTCTCAAGCCAATTGGAACGCGCAAAGGCTGTCGGAGAATTAGTGCTGTATATCAACTCTTTACACGCTCAAATGAATCATTGGAAGCAACAATTCATTTTAAGCCAATCTGAGCTAATAAAAGTGGAGCAGGCATGGTTAGATACGGCAAAGGAATTTGAATCGCTTAAATCGGCTGAAAAGTGGTAAAAACGACCCCTCCGCAGGTATATCTGCATAAGGTCTATAAAGACCTGCGCGGAAAGGCATGGAAAGTTCATGCAGTTACTCACCAAAAAATCAAGGATAAACCACCTATTGTTATCCATTTGGTTTGTGAAAATGAGAATGTGAACGTGTCGATTGATGTTTTTTTGAAAAAAATTCATCAAGGCAGTTTGATATACTCACACCAAGAACCACGCGGACTTTATGACGTTAAACGGCTCAAAGATTTGCCCGATGAGTTTATTTATTTTTGGTCATGTCTTGCATTTGAATGAAAAATCACCTTACCTTTACGCACATGGAATACCTCTTAGCACTTAACTTGGCAGCACTCGCATGGTTTATTACCCATGCAGAGCCTTTGC